TTGAAGAAACCATTCAAGGAAGACCCCGATGAAATGACTGATTTTATGAACGTCAGCCCTAGAATGAAGATGGCGAAGTTAGAACGTCAGATTCTAAGAGAAATTGAGAAGGAAGGAGGTGCTTTGGGAATGAAGAACCTGAAGCAGTTTGCTGACGAGGATAAATTGAGAGAAGTTCTATCTAGCATGGAGAAGGAAGGCAAGATATTCATGCACAAGGATGGAGACATCTACACACATGAGCCAAAGAAGTGATTGATATGAGTTGGCAATCTATCCTAAAAGACAACTATCCATACAGAACTGAATTCGGCAATCGACCATACACACTAGATTCACCACAAGAATACGAAGGACAAATGCGGTGGGAAATGAATACGGCAGAAGCATTGGTTGAAGAGAAACTAAGAATAGTCTACGAGGCACAGATGAAAGCCGCAATAAAATCAGCAAAGGAAGGAAGGTCAATTGCAGAATTAAAAGAGGAACTAGTTAATGCATTGGAGAATGAATTAGAACTAGCAGACTCCGAGGTAGAAAACGACTTGAAAGAACTCGCTATTAAAAGAATTAAGAGTGATTAAGATGAGTTGGTTCGATATTCTGAAACTCGACCCTTTGGAATACAACATGCGAATGAGAGAAAGGATGGCAGCCAAGCCAACAGCAGAGCCTTCACAAACTACTCCTACAAAACAACAGTGTGATGTCTGTGGAAGGATGAAACTAAACGTAAAAGAACGTTCTGATGGCTCTACTATCTGTTCAGTCTGTGAAGCAATTCAAAGACGAAAAGATAGTGAAGCAACAAGTTAATTAGAAAAATGTTTATTGTCCACAGTATATTCAGGAGGTTCAGGTTGTGTCATCACCATACGAATCTTCTTGGTTTAATATCCTGCGAGCGGAGGGCGCAGTTACATCAACCTCCTCCGGGACACAGGCGTTGTTCAACATAAGTTACGGGGGAGGAAAGAAGCGTGGTAAAGGGAAAAAGAAACGTAAAAAAGAAGACTCCCGAAGTGCAAGTTACCGAAGATTTGGTAGTAGAGCCTAAAGACCCTGATGCACTACCTAATTTCTCTGAGGAGTATGTGGCTTGGGAGAGGGCGGCTGCAAAGTTCAAGTTGGATACTGG